CTCCTGCAACACCAGCGGCTGCGGCGGCAACAGACCCGGCATCGAGCACTACTCCGGCTCCTGTCGTAGCCAAGGCGGCTGTCCTCTGGGGTACAGGCCACTTCAAGGCACTGGCGAAGGATACTCCTGCAGGGGATCGCCATGCCGCACTGGCGAAGGGCATGTGGGACATCTCCCGCATAGCATCCCTGCTATGCGAGATGAAATGGCTGTACGAATGCATGGCGAGCGAGGAGGCCATCGAGAATGATGGCAGCGCAAACCCAGGCAAGACGGCATCCATCATCACGGCGATGGTCGACTTGCTGACCAGTGTCGTCGCCGAGGAGACAAGCGAGCTCCTGGCAACAGTCAAGGGCGATGGTGGTGAGGCCGATGACGCCGGCGTTACTGTCGTCCTGATGGCCGCGCACATGCCTGAGAACCTGCTGAAGGCTTGGAAGGCAACTACTGACGTCAACAAGGTAGCTGCCCTCCACAACGCTTTGGACACAGAGCTAGCACAGCTCGAAGTCCAGGCGAAGCTTGCGAAATCGGTCGGCCTCAGCTTCAAAGAGGAAGACCTCCGTCCGGACAACTTTGCTCTGCCGGATGTCGTACGCCAGGTCCTCGTGAAGAGCGCGGGCCTGGAGAAGGTCGTCGAAACCGTCACAGGCCAGATGACCAAGCTTGCTGAGCGGGTTGAGGCACTTGCTGCTCAGCCCGAGCCTTTCCGTGGTGTCTACAAGACACTATCCAAGTCTGCCGATGCTTCGGCAGCCATGGGTGGTGAGCCCCCTGCGGACACCAGGGATCCGAATACCGTGCTGCAGGAGACGCTGGCGAAGATGTCGCCCGAGCAGCGTTCATTGGCTCTGATGAAGTTCTCGCTTGCCAACCCTGTGGTTCGTCTAGACTAACTACGGCCGCAGGCTACCACGTGCATAACTACCCCGTTCAACAGAAGGAACAGACTACATGAGTGGTTTCAACGGAGGTGTCGGCGGCCTGTCGCTCACGCAGCAGACGCTCGACATGATGAAGACCAGCCTGGGTGATCCGGTCGACCGGTTCGGCAACAAGCTGGCCAAGGGCGTCTCCATCAGCACAGGTCTTACCTGGTACGACCTGATGGCGCCTTCCAAGTCGATCTACCCGACGATCACGCCGCTCCGCAATGCCATCCCGCGCATCATGCGGAAGAACCCAGGCAACGCGGCTCACTGGAAGGCCATCTACGGTCTGACGGGCAGCGGCTACGACTCGATGGGCTGGGTGCCGGAAGGTCAGCGTTCCGGTACGATGTCCTACCAGGGTGTCGACATGGCGGCGACCTACGTCACGCTGGGCGAGGAAGACTACCTGACCTTCGAAGCCGAAGCGGCGGCGGAGGGTCTCGAAGACGAGAACGCCATGGTGACGTTCCGCCTCCTGCAGAAGATGATGCGCAAGGAAGAACTGGGCATCCTCGGCGGCAACGCGACCATGAGCCTTAGCGCTCCGGTTGCTCCGACGCTTAGCGCAGCGGGTACAGGTGCAACACTGCCGGCGGCAACCTACTCCGTCTACTGCGTCGCGCTGACGCTCGAAGGGTGGAAGAACTCCTCGCTGACCGCGGGCGTTGCCACCACGAAGGTCATCACCGGCGCAGACGGGAAGAACTTCACCCTCTACGGCGGCAGCAGCCCTCTCGGTGCCAATGCTACCCAGGCGGTGACCCTGGGGCAGACCCTGACGGGTACCGTTACCCCGATCCAGGGTGCGATGGCCTATGCCTGGTTCATCGGTACCGTCGGCAACGAGACGCTGCAGCTGATCACGAACGTCTCCTGGTTCAATCTGGGTACGACGCTCATCGCAGGGATGCAGAGTGTCACTGCGATCTCAGCAACCAACTGCAGCCGCAATCCGGGTCTGGCCTTCGACGGCCTGCTGAGCTGTGCCCTGAACACCAACGCGCCGTTCTACGTGAACAGCACTGCGGCTCAGGCGTACGTCAACATCCTGGGCAACGGTACCGCAGGTACCGGCATCGGGCTGACTGCCTCCGGCCGCGGGTCGATCAACGAGATCGACCAGGCGCTGCAGACCATGTGGAATACGTACAACATCGGACCGACCGTGATGTACGTGAACGCGCAGGAGCAGAAGAACATCACGACCGGCGTCCTCACCAACGCCTCCGGGCCGCTGCTCCGCTACGAGGTCCCGGCGACACCTGGCCAGGCCTACGGCATCACAGCCAACGGCGTGGTCGAGTACTACTACAACCCGTTCACCGCGGACGGTGGCTATAAGCTGCCCATCAAGATCCACCCCGACGTCCCGCCGGGTACGATCCTGTTCTGGTGCGAGAAGCTTCCCCCGTGGTACCAGTCGAACGAGGTGCCCAACGTCGCCGAGATGCTGCTGCGCCGCGACTACTACCGCGTCGATTGGCCGCTGCGTACCCGCCAGCGGGAATACGGCGTCTACGCGGAAGAAGTCTTGGCGGTGTATGCCAACTTCGCGATGGGCGTCATCACCAATATCGCCAACATCGCCCCGTAACAGGGGTGACGCTAACGGCGATCTGAGCTAGCCGGAGGGCGGCTCACCGGCTGGACGAGGAGGCTGCACAGTGTAGGTGTGCGCTGTGCAGCCTCTAAGTCCAAGCAGAAAGGGTGGTGTGATGACTGTCGCAGCGACTACCTCAGGGCCTGAGCTTCTGAGCAATCTGTCGAACGTCAAGGCGTGGCTGAACATTGCTGGCACGCAATCCGACACGTTGCTCAGTGGCTTGCTGCAGCGCACATCCAGCAAGATCCTGGGTTACCTCGAGCGCGACTCCTTGATCATGAGAACCTACACCGATACCGTTGATGGGCAGGGTAATCGTAACCAGTTCCTCGAGAACTGGCCCATCATTGCTGTCAACTCCGTCTACATCGGGAACCAGCTGATCGCAGCAGCTACTCCTGCAGGCCCTACTGATACGGGTAACCTGCTAGGGTACCGCTTTGAGGATTGGGATGGGATCCCACCTGGATCGCCTGCGCAGGTGGAGCTGCTGGGGTACATCTTCCCTCGTGGTCACCTGAACATCGCGATCAACTATGATGCTGGCTATGGCATCCAAGGTGAGGCGCATACCATTGCAGCAGCGCTGACAGTCAACCAGATCTACGGTACATGGTCTGTTGACTACGGCGTGATCAAGGTGTCCACAGGGCTGCCTATGACCTATGTGGTCTCACAGTCACCGGCTGCGGGGCAGTACAGCATCTCTACTGACCCCAGTAGCACTGCTGGCACCTACCTGTTCAACAGTGCCGACGTAGGGACGGCTGTCAAGATCAGCTACAGCTACATCCCTAGCACGCTGGAGCAGGCTTGCCTTGACATGGTGAATGACGTCTTCCAACGGCGTTCTCGTCCAGGTGTCAAGAGCCACAACCTGGCAACGATGGAGAGTGGGACCTTCGAAAGCAACTACGGGATTCCTCCGTGGGCTGTTGCTGACCTGCAACCCTACAAGAGTATCCTACCCCTATGAGCGGTGGAATCACAGTCAAGGTCGTGCTTACTGGCAAGGACACGCTTGTGTCCAGGTTCAGGAATGCACCGACTGCTTTGATGAGCCGGTTGAAGAGCGACCTGCTCAACCTTGCCTTAGACATGCGCGATCAAGCCGCAGCAGCTGCTGGAGGCCGCACAGGACGCCTAGCGAACAGCATCACGGCGAAAGTCACGGCAACCAACACAAGCGTAGCAGTCAACATAGGGACTGACGGTGTCCCCTATGCCGAGATCCAGGAGGAGGGTGGACATATCCCCGGTCATGAGATCTTACCTACGGCTGCACAGGCTTTAGCATTCAACTGGATTGCAGGTGGTGGAGCAGTAGACTCCACAGGACAAGCTATCTTCGCCCGTGTATCTTGGCCGGGAGCCGACATCCGCCCTAAGCACTACATCCTAAACACCCTGAAGGCCAACAGGGCTAACTTCAATGAGGTCATCCAGAAGGCCATCAACGATACCCTACAGGATGTGGTGGCATGAGCGGGACCTCACCATCTTCGCCGCCGCCAGCTACCCGCGAAGCTGTCATGACAGGCGTATTCGCGCTGCTGACACCCCTGCTATCCTCAGGAACTTTCATTACAGTGAGCCGGCGCGTTGTGCTTTGGTACAACCTGGATAGCTCTCTGAAGCCTGCATTGTATATGCAGGAGCCTGAGGAGAACGGCTTACTCTCTATGCGCGGTACACCGCGTAGAGCTGAATGGCTGATCCACCTTTTCATCTACGCCGAGGTCCCTGTAGGCGGTGATGCTATTGGCGCCACTACCCTGAATAACCTGCTGGATGCCGTCGAGCTTGCCCTCGGACTCCAAGCAGGTCAGGGAGCTCCTGTCACGTTAAGTAACAGTGTTTACCGGATATGGCAGGAGGGGATTATCCGTAAGGATCCTGGCGACATTGATGGGCACGCACTTGCTATCTACCCGTTGCGAATCAGGCCGCCATAAGGAGTAAGAGGCTATGTCAG